ACACGGGTCTAAACTCTAACGGTGATCTTTACATTGGTAATAGAAAAATCAATGCTATTACTGGTGTAGAAACATTCCTTGAGTCGGCAACATTACGTGCTAGTGATGACGATGATGAAGATATCGGTAATCTAGTTACATCATTCGATACTCCTGTAACGTTCAACCAAAATATTACAGTTGTTGGTGGTGATGGTTCACAACAAAACGTATTCCAGTCTCCTCTAATTATTTCTGTTCAGGATAATGACCTAACTGAAGTTAGAGATTCGTTAATTATTCGTTCCAATGTATCTTCCGTTGATCCTGTAACTGGTGATGAGCAAGATGAGTCTCTTGATAGGACTAACTTTGCTCCTCCAACACTTGGTGATATTAGAATCAGTAAGAACAGAGTTAATGCTGCTATCTTTGCATTTAATCCGAGAGGAAAGGGTCAAGGATATGAGTTTAAGACTCATATCACTAACGGTGTTCCTTCCAACATCTCTCCAAACAACAGCAATTTAGTTTCTCAAAATGGAAATCGATTACTTGCTAATCAATTTGTTGATTTTGGTGGTGTTGCTGCTAAAGCAGGTGATGTTCTTTTCAAAGGAAAAGAAATTGGTAAGTCAGGTTCACTTGGTTGGATCTTCTCCAACTACTTCACTCAGATTCCCAACAACAACATCTTTACGATTAATTTTGATGGAACTAACGTAGTTAAGTTGATATTCAAAGATCAGAATGGTGTTAATGTTGCAAACTCTGCTATTGGCATTACTTCTGGATCACAAATTAGACTCAATGATTATATTGATTCTAGACTGACTAATGTTTGGACAGTATTCAGTCCTAATGGTGATGCATTTGACCCTGCAAATAACTACGTTCACTTCCAAGTTAATGACAACATTACCATTGAAACATTAAGTTGGAATGGTGCTGGTGGTGTTCTGAGTTCTGCTCCTGTAGGAACTAATCCTAGTGTTGACTTCTCTAATTCTTCTTGGAAAGAACAGGGTGTTATTGGTGCTGAGACACTTAGAACGGAAACTGAAACTATTGGCGATTATAAGTTAGGTATTAATACCATTGCTCGCTCGGATCATGCTGCATCACAAAATGCATTTATATCTACTGAAACTGAACCACGAGCAAACTTAGATGTTGTTGGTAATACATTTATTAGCGGCAAGAAGATCTTATCTTACTTAACTGAAACTAGTATTATTCATGTAGAGACTGATCAGGATAATGCATTCTTAGTTGGTGGTGATAGTGCAAATCCAAGTGATAACTCAACGTTGAGAGTCATGACCACTAATGGTGGCAGACTTGGTGTTAATACTGCTGTTAATGATACTGTTAACCCATTTAAGAATCTAGATAGAAATCTAGTTGTTGTTGGTACTGGTAGATTTACAGGCGATGTAGAATTTACGAGCGATATTGAAGTTAATGGTGGGGATATTACCACCACAAATACTGCGTTCAACTTCATCAATCAAACTGCTACTGTTCTTAACTGGGCAGGTGATGGTACAATCCTGAATTTGATGAATAATTCCACTGGCAATCAAAACATTGCTCTTGGTAATTCTTCTCCTAGACAAACAATTCTAGTTGGTGAGGCAGTCACAAATGGTGTTCTTAAGATTCACAGAAACACTGATAATGCAACCGTTGATATTGCTACTGTAAGCGAGAATGCAACTTCTGAGTGTAGGATTACACTTGGTGGTGCGTGGGCAACTCAAGCAGATGCTACATCGTACACTAAGATTGGCACATTCTACACGGGACTTGCTGGTAATCTTGAGATTGGTACTGGATATGGTGCAGGAACTAGCAGCTGCCGACTTTATACACAAACAAGAGTTGTTAATCTCTTCGACGGAGACCAGACTAACACAGTTAACCTTGCAACCAATGCGACAACATTCACACTAGGTTCTACTGGTGGTACTACATTCATCAGAAACACCCTGAATGTTCTTGCTTCTACAATTGTTGAAGGTAATATTAGACTAGATGGTGGTCTAAATGCTGGCATTATTAAGATTGGTAGAGGTAAGTTTGGAACTACTATTGTTCCTCATCAGGTTGGTGGTGTCCAAAATCCAAACATTGACTTCTATAAGTATGAAGATACTGGTAGATTCATTGATACCGCTGGTGTATCACAATGGGGATCTACGGCATTCTTGGTTGCTGGTGGTCAAATTTCTTCCATTGATAACTTAGTTAATAATGGTGCTAACAGTAGAACACCAGGAACATACTCCTTCCTGGATACAACTAGTGATGGAGTAGGTTCGGGTGCAACATTCACTATTATTGTTAGATTTGATTATACTATTGATATTACTATTGAAAGTCCCGGTGAAGGATATGCTAATGATGAAACTCTTACTATTACTGATACTCAGTTGGGTGCTGGTGGTGGTGGAGATCTTACATTCCAAGTAAATGGCACTAATGCAGCGGGTTCTAATTACTTCCTACCAATTACACAACCTATTATTGGTGATTTCCAAGTTGGCGATCTTCTATTGCTTGATAGAGCGAATGCATCTTCTCCCGACAGTATTGGTGCTGGTGGAAATATCATTACCGGATTAAGAGATGAAGCGAAGAGTGAGATTCTTCGTATCATTGGTATTGCCAATATTGCTAACCCATCTGATCCTAATGGATTTAGATTAATTGTTGCTAGAGGTTCTGAAGGAAGCGGTTCTTATACAGATCATCCAGATGGTTGTGTTATTGCTAAACTAGTTAAGCAAAGTAATGCTTCTTTCATCACAGGTTCTGACCTTGATGACAGTGAGGAACTAGATGAACCTCGTACTGGTATTGGTTCTGGTTCTGCTGACGTTAACATTGGTGTTGCTGAATTTGGTGGAACTATTTCTACCCGCGACTTCCTCAGACTATCTGCTCTGGAATTTGTATCTGTTGAGTCTTTAATTTCAACATCACCACAATCTTTGAGTGTTAATGACGGTGGTAATCCTGCTGCTGAAGTATTCAAGGTTGAATCTACAACTGGTGATACCTACATCTTTGGTGATATCCTTGCTGGTTCTGGATTTAATAAGTTTACTGTTGATTCGATAACTGGCAATACGATTACTCAAGGATCTTTAACAACAAACAACACAATTACCCTGAGAGGATCTACATTCCCTGCTAACATAGGTTCGTCTGTTTCCACACCACCTTTTGTTGACAGTCAACTATTTAAGTTAACACCACAGGATCTTACTGAGTTCTTAACTCTCTCTAATGGTGGTAATGATACTGTATCAGAGGTTGTTACTTTCCAGGTTGATACAGCAACTGGAAGCATGTATAGCACAGGAAGTATCAATATTTTTGGTAAAAATCTTGATGGTACTGCTGATCAAGGAACTCCAAGATTAACATTTAATAATTCTTCAGGAGACTTTACTGTATACGGTTCATTCTCTGCATTTGGTACTGGACAATCATCGTTTGGTGGTCCTGTTGTTATTGGTCAATACTTTGGTGTTGATACACCTGCTGGATGGGACTATAACGAGGATGCTGATGTAACAATTAATGGTGGAGATTTAACAATTAACTCCGGTGGAAATGAAATCTTTGGTGTTGATAATGACGGTTCGGTCACTGTTGCTGGAATTAATGATTATATCTCACAAACTGGTGGTCGTAAGTGGTTATATACAGCAAACTCTGTTCTTGAAGCACAATCGAATGTTAATTACTTTGTTAACGCTGGATCTAATACATTAATTAAACTACCTGCAGATGCTCTAATGGGCGACATGATTCGTATTATAGATATAGGTGGTGCATTAACTCACAACGTATCAATGGTTGTAAGAGCAGGAGACAACATTAAGGTTCAGGGTGATATTTCAAATACTGGAACTGCTATGTTGACTGGAATCGCACCTTCCAATCTCGCAGGGCACAATGGTGGTGAACTAGTTATTCAAACACCTCGTGCATCCTTCGGATTAGTTTACGCTGGATCAGTTACTCCAGATGGCGGTACAGTTGATGCTGCTCCATCTAGTGTTGTTGGTTGGTATCTAATGGACATTTAAGGAAATGAGTTTCTATCAATCTACTAGACAAATGAGGGCTGCCGTTATCGGCAGTATCATCCCTTGGAGTGGTCCCCTATCTGGTGTTCCAGATGGGTGGATCGTTTGTGATGGTAGCTTACCTGATGCAAAAGATTATCCATTGTTAGTTCAAACAATTGGAGACACATATAATGCTGGTGCTTCCAATTTAGGAGGAGCATTTCCAGCATATACAGGTCAGTTTAAGCTACCGGATCTTCTGTCTGGGAGATCTCTAATGGATCTTGAACAAGCTTATTTTGGTGCTAGTGGAACAGGTAAGGCTATTGATTTAGATCCAGACGCTGCAGGTTTGATTGGACCATATATTGGTCCCAACTCGGATCTAGGTGTTCAACAAGTTTTTAATGATGTTATTACCAATGTTGACTTTGAGCTGCCTCAAAGTCAACGAGATGGATACGCAGGTGCGATCTCTGGAAATACAATTGTTCCTGGAGAAGGTGAAAAAGTAGTTTACATTGGTGGAAGAAAATTAGGACATCAACACGTTTCTACTCATTCTCACCCAGGTATTTACGAAACTCTTCAAGCAAATCCTAAAAACCAACCGGGACTTGGTGTTATTCCTTATAGTAATATGTCGCTCAAATTTAGTTATGCAGCATATGACGAAAGACAAGCAATAGGTGGCGATGGTCAAGTTGATTATGTTCGATTCTCTTTAAGAGGTGTCTATAAAGAAGGTTTTAAATTGGAGAATGCTAATCAAGATATTACATCTTTAAATAGTTATAGTGGGTTTGGAAGTGGTGATTTTGGCAGAACGCTTGGCAGAGCTAACTCAGAAAATCCTCCGGTTAATTTATCTCCACAATTTTTAACACATACACCTGTTGCAAACTGGGGAGAATGGAGACCATTTCCATCTACTCCTGTAACTGGAAGACCTCAAATAGTAGCAGATGATGTAATTCAATACGGATTAGGTGGACAGGATATTGAAATTCCACAGTTTCAGAGAAATTTTTATCCTGATACACCAGCAGCAGGTGCATATTCAACATTTATTAGTAATGATGCAAATGAGTTTCTTGATACTAAACTACAAGCACATGCACACGATCCATTTAGTGTTGTATACGATCAAGGAAGTTTAAAACCACAAACTAGACTTAATTCTGTATTAAGTATTCCACTAGAAACTGAATTGGATAATGTTAGTAATGCTGGGGCATTACAAATTAATATGAATACATCACAACCTTCTTTAACATGTGTGTACATCATTAGAGCATATTAAAATGGCAAATTATACAAACGAGAGAGCAAGATATGGTGGATGTGCTGGACAAATTTTAGTACATTCTACTCCTGGGTTAGGACTTGTTAATGATCCTACAGCAACAAATTTTAAAAATATAATCCCTGCTGGTTATTTAAGGTGTGATGGTAGCATATACAATGCTAGAGATTTTAGGCATTTATCTGAAATTTTGGGTGTTGGAACTGACACTAGATTTGCAAAAGAAGGTGCGATTATTAGAGATCCTGATTTAGGAACTGGAGATCTGGGACAGTTCCAACTTCCTGATTTGGGATCTAAAGTAATTATTGGTGGTAGAGGAACAGGACTATACAGAAATACTACTATCGAGAGAGAATTGGTGGGTGCTCCTATTACTAATAGAGTTGGTCCACAAGTAGAAATTGTAAGTAATTTTGGTAGTAGAATTACTTCTCAATTTGTTGGTAATATGGAGTTAGATTCTAGTGGACCTATTACTATGCTTGGTACTCCAAAATATAATCTGGAAAGGTCTACATCCGAGACTCAGTTAAATATTGAAAATTTTCAGGGTCATGCACATAATTCAAGTCAAAAATTTCTTAATTATACTGGACAACACTCAGTAGCTACTTCTGGTGGTAAAGATTCTGATCAAAGACTTGCAAATAGTGGAGCAGGAAATCAGTTAGATTTTTCTGAACCATGGAATAGAGAATCTATTCATAAACATAATGTTACTAGACCTACATCGTATGCTCAAACATTTACGTATTCACACCCAACTGTTCAAATTGACATGTCTGGTGTAAGTGCTAGTGTTGATGTTGATGTCGAAGATGATGAGAAATTGGATGAATTGGTTACTCCCTTTATGCTTGTAGAATATATTATTAAATTTTAACAAATGCCTATCCCAAGAAACCCAGGAATTTATTATATTAGGTCAACTGCTCTTCCTACCGAAGCTCCTTTAATTTTAAAAAGTAATAATATTTCTGAAGCAGATTTTGCAAAATTAGTCACTTGTGTATCTGTCATTGATGAAACTGGTGGTAGTTATTATAATAATCTTGGAAACTTAAACGCTGTTTGGGCACAAAATCCTCCAGTTGTTGGTGGTGCTGTTGATAGTCGTAGAGGATTTAGAACAGCATTTCCATATAGATCTTTTTACATTCTAGATCCGGGTGGTGGTGGTAGTATTGATATTCCCACTAATTTTCCTGGTGATGCTAATGCATATGGACCAATTACTGTTAATCGCGATAACGGTAGTGCAGCATCTAGATCTGATTGGTTCTCTATTTGTAATTTTGGTTCTCTTCCATATGGAACGATTGTTTCTATCTGGATTGATATTTCAGGTTCTATGACACTTGCAACAGTGCAGGCATCATATGATTATTTTATAGCACGTTGTGCTGCTGCTGGTATTGAAATTGTATTGAGTCTTAGTGCTTCTGGTGAAAGGTATATTGACGGACATATTCAATATCTTCCTCCTAGTGCTAATTTTACTGCAACTGATGAGGATGGTAATACTAGTAATATTCAAGTTATTGCAGGCGCTTCCATTACACTGAGTTGGGTTGTATTTGGTGATGTCAATACCTTGATTGTTGATTATCCTGGAAATACAGTTCAAGCATCTACAAGTAATTTCCAGAATTTTGTAAAAACAGTAACCGTAAATCCTACTGTACCAACAACATATACTCTGAGTGCTGATGGTCCGGCTGGCACGACGACTAGAACAATTTTTATTGATGTATTAGTTCCGCCAACTATTACACTAAGTTCCACTAATGGTTTAACTCTTAATGCTGGTCAATGTACTACAATTGAATGGGACCCAGCGGGAGATTATGCTTCTCTTGCTTGGACTCAAGGACCTCTTACTAATACTAACGCTGATAGCGAGGAGCAAGATTGTCCTGATGACACTATAACATATTGTGCAGTTCTTTCTGGTCCAGGTGGAGTATCCCCAGAAACTTGTCTTACTATTACGGTAAGACAAATTCCCACTGCATCAATAACTTCTCCTAGTCAAGTTAATTATGGTGAGAATTTTAATATATCATATACTACTAAATATGCCGACAGTAGTATTACAATTACACCAACCTATACCTACACAAACGGAACTACTGCCCCTGGTACTGCAATTACTAGGACTGCCGCAACCAGCAACCAAGCATCAGATCCCGATAGTGATACTGTTAGAGATGGTAGTGTTCCTATTACTGTACCATATAATACTATTGGACCAACATCGATTTCTTTCATTATTGTTGCCGTAGGTAATGGTGGATCTGCAACAGATACTGATACTACTACTGTAATAATTGATAGGACTCCAGATAACTTTGCTATTGAAGAGTCGGAAGAATTACTTAAAGATGAAGTTCCTGTTATAACACCAGAAACTGAAATTTTGAGTGAACTTTATGAAATTAATGATATAGATATTCCTGTAGAAATTAAATCTGATTGGCCAATTAATGTAGATATTAATCAGCAATCTAACTGGCAAAAAGTAAGGCAAATTTAATGACAGTAATTACGCAAACTTTCGCAAATAGTGGTAGTTTTACTATTCCAAGTAATGCTATAAACATTACTTACTCTATTCGTGGAGCAAGAGGTGGAACATCTCCAGGAGCTGTTACTTGGGATGGGTCTGGAGAAGATGATGATATATGTGCTGTATGGAATGGCAATCCTCAGACAGACAGCAGGGGACAGCAAGGACAATGGTTGACCGGATCTTTTGACCCTAGTATGGCAGGAAAAACTGTCAGTTTTCAAAAAGGACTTAAAGGTGATGACAATCTTTATAATTATGGCAATTCTGCTGATGCGGGGTCATTAGGTGGTGCTGGTTATCATAATGGTGGACCAGGTGGTATTGGTGCGGCATCAACTGGTGGTTTTATTTGTGCTAGAAGTGGTGGTTGTGGCGGAGGTGGATCATCTGCATTTAAGTATGGAACTATTATATTATTAGAAGCAGGTGGTGGTGGCGGTGCTGGTGGAACTTCCAGGACGCATGGCGGATTCCCTACTTATGTTAGATCTGTATCTACAATTGGTGGCGGTGCTGATGGTACTGGAGGAGGTTATGGAGCAAGTCACAACGGAGGCAGCGGCGGCGGCGGTGGTGGAAATCCTGGTGGTACTGGTGGTGCTAATTATCAAGCTGGCAATAGTTCGGCAGGATTTCATGGTACAGGTGGCGGTGGATATTATAACACTACGTATGTAAGTTCATGTACAGCAAAGCGTAGAGGTCAATTCGCAGGAGTACTCGTAGATCAAGGATATGCTGAGGTTTCATATGAAACGCAAATTATCACAGAAGATGTTAATTGGACCACTAGATCCGAACAAATTGGCAACGTTATAGGACCACAAGGGTCTGATCCAAATAACTTATGGACTACTTTTTTAACTAATACTAACGTAGGTGGTCAAGAACCAGAAGGCACTACTGTTACTAGATCAATTGAATGGAAAATTAATTTTAATACTACAGGAAAACAAACATTTAATACATCTGTAGATGATAGTGCTGATGTATACATTGACGATGTATTGCAATTTGCACTGAACACTTACAATATCGATACTTCTTTAACTACACCAACTTCAATTGATGCTGGTGTACATACTTTACGAATTGAACATGTTAATAGTGGTGGTCCATATGGCGTGGCAATGGATTGGACTGGATCCGTTGACCCAGAACCACCAACAGTAACTATTGTTTCGGATGATGTTGATAATACTATCAATAGAGGCGATATTGTAAAACTTACATACTCTGCTACTATCCCTACTCTTGGCGATGCTATAACTTCTACTACCTTTACTGCTACAGAGGTTGCCAGTGGAACTGTAACTAGTCCTATTGCTACTGTGGGAAATAGTGGAGACTATTCTACTTCTCCTGCAGTATCTACAACTTATAAATTTACAGCAACTAATAGTAATGGGACATCAGAAGCAAGTATAACAATTACCGTTGTTCTTCTCGCACCAACTGCAAGTCTTACTTCAAATGATCCTCAGGGAGATAATACAATTATTGTTGGAGATTCACAGTCTGGTGATCCTACTACATTAACCTGGAGTGGAGGAGGATACGACATTACAGGTTATAGTATGACTGGGGTTGCAACCCCAGGATCTAGTGGTTCTACTAGTGTGAGTCCTAATGTTTCAACAACATATACGTATACAGTTACAAATGCCGCTGGTTCTACTAGTGCTAGTAAAACAATTACTGTTTATACTAGACCAGTTATTACACTTACTGCTCCCACTGGTACTATTAGTCGAGGGGCAGGTCTTGCTTTAACATGGGCTACGACAGGAGATGCATCTAGTATACAATGGACAAATGGCACTCCTGCACCTAGTAGTTCAAATATTAACGGTACAGCATTAGTTTATCCTCAGAATAGTACTCAGTACTGTGTTATTGCTACTGGTAATGGTGGAATTAGTTCGACTGTTTGTTTTGATGTAAATGTTGTTGTACCAGATCCTAGTATAACTGATTATGACACTTCATTTTCTTCCGATGGTACTGCATATATTCCCCCATGGGCAATCAACGTAACTGCAGATATATCAGCAGGAAGTGGTGGTACTGGTGGTACTGACTCAGGTGGTTCTGGTGGTGGTGGAGGTTCTGGTAGAAGAGCAACTTTTTATTTTCCTGATTATGTTGAAAGAACATTTACTATACGATTAGGTAATGCAGGATCAAATGGATTTGGTTGTGTAACAAATAGTGGCTCGGGTAGTGGTGGATCTTCTAATGTTGCTAGTGGTGGAAGAGGTGGTCGTAGTGGTCCTTCTGGATGCTCTGGTGGCGGTGGTGGCGGTGGCGGTGCCAGCGGTATTTACGACTCTCTTAAGAATGGATATGTTGCTATTGTAGGCGGTGGTGCCGGTGGCGGTGGTGCTTCTTGGAATAGAAATGCTGTTGGTAATACTGGTCAGGCAGGAAAAGGATTGTATAATGGAAGTTTGAGTAGTATTCAAAATGGTGATCAAGGTGATGACTGCCCGACTGATGGCGGTGGTGGCGGCGGCGGCGGCGGTGGAGCTGGTTCTCGTCCTCGTGGTGATGGTGGAGCGTTTGGATTAGATAATAATGTAGGTGGATACGCAGGACAAGGTGGTGGATCAAGTTTTGACAACAGTTATTGCACTTTTAATTCCAATTCTGGAACATCTAATTATGGAAATGGGTTGGCTAGGGTAAGATATAACCTAGGATCTCCAGAAATTACTAGTTTTACTGCTACTCCTAATGCTATTATTCAGGGAGCAAATGTTACATTAGCATGGACATCAAATTTCTCTATTACTGGAAGTATTGATCAGGGTGTTGGTTCTATTGGTGTCCCAGATGGATCGATTGTAATTTCTCCTCAATCTAGTGGACAATATCAATTAACAGTTATTGGTCCTGGCGGATTAAACACTGATACTGCAACCGTAAGTATTACTGTTTACATCCCACCAGTGCTTGTACTTACTTTGGATGTTGTATCTATTATTGTTGGTGGTAGTACAAATCTTTCGTGGTTTGTGACAGGAGATGGCGATACTTTGTATTGGACATCTGGTGGTATTACAAATGCTAATTTAACCAGTTTTTCAACTGTTAATCCATCTGTCACTACAACATATAGTGGATATGTTACTGGTCTTGGTGGAACTTCGCCAATTGCATCTGTTGTATTGATTGTATATTATCCTCCAACTTTAATTGTAAATTATCCAGCAGCAATTGATTATGGTCAGCAGTCAACAATTGAATATGAAGGAGATTATGCAAATACATCAGTGACATTGTCTGCTACTTACAATTACGATTTTGTTCCTGATACTACCGGCAATGCAAGTTTAAATACAGCATCTTCTGCTGAATTTGGACCTAACTCTTCGTATAGTGGAACATATAATACAAATATTGTTTATACTGATAGAGGTCCACTTAGCATAAGTTATGTTATTACTGCTACTGGTAGTGGTGGGTCAACTACCGAAACGTTTACAGTCCCTATTAATGTTGATACAACACCAGACAATATGACCATTGAAGAATCAGAAGATTTATTCAAAGATCAGGTTCCGGTTGTAACACCAGATTCTATAATTTTAGGTGAGTTTTATGAAGTTGAAGATGTTGATATTAAAGTAGAAGTCAAATCTGATTGGCCAATCAATGTAGATATCAATAAGCAAGACGACTGGCAACAGGTAAGACAAATCTAAATACTACTAGTGTAGGAATAGATTAAAATGCCACTAACAACAGTTGTTGAGGATTCTGGCAGTATTGTTGTAGACACTTATGTCTATAGTTTACAATTCACTATGCTTGGCGCAAGCGGAGGTGGAGAAAATGTTCAGGCTAATGTTGGATTGACTGCTACTGCAGGAACTAGTGGTGGAACAACTAGTTTTTTGGGAGTTTCTGCAACTGGTGGTACGGGGGGAGGAATTGGTGGAAAAAATAGTGCAAGTTCGGGAGGAGTATCTTCACTAGGATCCTTGTGGGATGGTACTGGTGTTTCTTTCACTACAGCAGATGGTTCTGGTGGTGGTCTTCCTTCTGGTGGCAATGGTGGATCTTCTCAAGGTCGAAGTGGTGGCGCTGGATCTGATGGAAATAATACATATACTTCATCTTCCTATCACGTTTTTAACAACGAAACTGATGTGCATAATTTTTCGTCATCAGGTTCCACTGCTGATATTATAATGGACTATTATAATCCAACTGCTGAGGGTATAAATGGCACTACACCTGCAGGTGGTAAACATTATGGTTTTTCTTTTGCCAGTCCTTATATAGATAACAATTGGTCTTATACTATTACTACATCTGGAACAACAGCTGCTGGTGGTGGAACAAATGGTGGACCATATGGTTTAAATGGAGTTGGTAGTAAAAGTCAATATGGAATGAAAATTTGGTTTCAAACTTCAGGTGGTGGAAATACTTATATTCGTGATTTTGCTATTACAACCACTGGTACTAAAATAGGTGCAAGAGGTAGAGGTGGTGGTGGCGGTGCATATATTAGTTCTAGTGTTATATCTCGGGCAACATTGGAATCAAAAGGTTTTACTGCTGGTCTTGAAACTCTCCTAAGTATTGGTTCTGCAGGAACTAGCGGTGGTAGTACTGGTGGTTGTTCTAATGGAACACGAGGTCGGGTTACTACAGTCCAGGTTATTTACCCTCAAGTATATCTCACTGCTTCTGTCGTATCTATTATCCTAGGCGGAACTGTTGATTTGGAATGGTATTCTGCTGGTGATCTAAATGCTCTTAGATGGCCATCTAATCCAGATGTTAGTAATGGTAATATTGAGAGTAATGTAACTGTTACTCCTACAGCTACAACAACATATAGAGCTGAAGGATATAATACTGGAAATTCGGAATTGGTTTCATTTAATCCTGAATCTTCAGTAACAATTACTGTATATGAACAACCACGCGCAGATAAATTTGTTACACCATTAACAATTAATTACGGTGTAGCAACTATTGATGTGGAATACGAAGTTTATTATGCAAATACTGAGTTAAAATTGGAAGTATTTAAATCGGGATATGATAGAGGTCCCAATCAAGGAAATACAGTTTTACATCAAACAATAAATTTAACATTAGGAGGAACTGCAGAGGCAGGACAAACAGCATTAGGTAAATCATCAGGAATAGAAAATATTCCGGTAGTGTGGGATGATTATGGTCCTAGATCTTATGTTGTTAAACTTACTGCAAATGGTAATGGTGGAAGTTTTATATTGCAAAACACAATTGCTGTTGTAATTGATGAAACTCCAGATAATCTGGTAATTGAAGAATCGGAAGATTTATTCAAAGATCAAGTTCCTGTTATAAACCCAGAGTCTGAAATTCTGAGTGAGTTTTATCAGATTAATGGTATTGATATTCCTGTAGAGATTCTATCTGATTGGCCAATCAATGTAGATATTGATAAAAACAACGATTGGAAACAGATAAGACAAATTTGAGTCAATAAATAATACTATTGGAATAGTAGACTAAGGAATGACATATTCGTTCGCACCTAATGGACAACCGTTGTATGTTGCTGAAGGTGAATTCTTACAATTTAGATTCAAAGCTCCTAATACATGGGATACTACTAGAACGGTAACTATTCGTATTGGTGATCTGGATCAATTCTGGTTGCTCACCACTATTCCTGAGGATTTTACTCCAGATCCATTTCCTTTTACAGATATTTCTGCAGATCCTGGTGCTGAATTGAGCACTTTATTTACTACTGATGTAGTGTTTAATCCACCAGATGGGGCTCCAACTACTTCTTTGACTGGATTAACACCAGGAACACAAGCATCTCTTTTCTTGGGATGTAATGTCTCGGGAAATGAAAATATATACGCGATGCGTATTGACCCTCTTGGTGATGGTAATTTTGGTCCATGGATTCAAGGTGATGGAACACAGGTTGTAGAAAATGGTGCAAAAATTCAAGTACGTGCTAGATCTTCTGAATTTATTGTATCACCAACAAGATTGACGCTTGTTATTGGTACTTCTAATGAAGTATGGACAATTTTTACCAGGGCAGGACTTATCAATGAACCAAATCCTTTCCCTGATTTTACAGATTTAGATGATCAAGATTCAAACACATATTGTTATACTCCAGAAGTTATCAGACTTCAGGGATTGATTGCTGATGCAGATCTTATTTTAACATCTCCTGGCGAGTGGGCAGTTTCTAGTACAGGAAATACAACAACTGATGTTAATGGATTCCAAATTTTAAGTGGTGCAACATTTACTAATGCTCCCGGTACGGTTGCAAATGGTGATTATTTACAACTTAGAATGTTGTCTTCCTCTAATCCAATTACTCCACTAACTACTAACCTCAGTATTGGTACTGAAGCAAATGGTAGTGATTGGACAGTAAAAACAGGAGTCAATCCATCAGAAAATCCAAATACTTTTTCTTTCCCGGATATTGTTGGTGCTATTGAAGATACATTAATTGGGTCAGAAATAAGACCTCTTGGTGGAATTACAGGACTTGGATCTGGTATATCTGTTCCAGTGACCGTTGTATCTACAGATGCATCTCTTGTACGTATCAAAAAGAATACTGGATCTATTGGTGTATTTCCGACTACAGTAGAAAATGGAGATACAATACGCATTTACCTCCAATCGTCGGCATCATTTAGTGATACAAAAAGTTTACAAATTAAAGTTGGTGATAGAACTATTTCAACATGGCAGGTACAAACTAGTGCTGGACCAGATACTGATGCAGATTGGTCTCCACCACCTAATAAAAACAATCAAATTCCATCATCATTTGTATCAAGTAATCCTATTGCTGTTACTGGCATCAATCGACCAATTACAATCCAAAGTGTAGCAGGATATAATGCTCTAATCTCTATTGACTATGACACTCCTATACTTGGTCCAAGAACATTTGACCCTCTTGTAAATTCTACTTTCTATGTTGTTGTTCAGGCAGCAGATCAACTAGGCACTCCAGAAGTAACAACAATTCAATTGGGAACTGGTAATCCTAATCAATTTCAATGGCAAGTAACAACTTATGTAACTGTACCTCCATCAGCAGCAAATCTAGGAGTCTGGTATAGTAAGAAAAATTCTTCTTTTGATACGGAAGCATGGATAGCAGCAGGTTCAAATCCAAGCAATGCTGGTGATTATTATACAGAACCTAAACTAGATGGTTATTCTATTGGAACAGTTTTACCAATCCTAAAAGAAGGTGTCGATAATTATGGTGATCTAGATGGAGATTTAAGCTCTAGATATCCAGGATTTATTAAATGCGAAGGTCAGAGTTTAGATATTACTCAATATTTTATGCTATTTGATGTGATTGGATATAGTTATGGTGGATCTGGATCTAATTTTAATCTTCCTGACTATAGAAATAGAAGAATATGTGGTATTGGACCAGTTGATAACCAAAGAGGAAACTCTGCTGCATTGCCAACAGATACTGGTGGAATTGATGTTCCAGGATCTGAGGGTGGATTCTGGTATTTTAATAAGATTGGTTCTCGTGGATCTCAACCATTAGATCAGGTCCAAGGTGTTGATGCTGGATTGGAACCAGGAAGTTTAGATAGTGATTATTTCTCTTTGGGAACAGTTAGACTATCTGGATTGAGCACTATAACTGAAATTATTGCTTTTGTAGTAAATCCAAATGGATTTGTAACTGCACAAATTGGTCCTTTATCATCAGTTAAAGTAGGTGTGCCGCAACATGATCATATGTACATATCTGCAGTTACTGAAAGTGATCGTGGTGATCCATTACTTAGATGGGGTGGAACTTCTAGAGGATTGATGGGCACAAATTCACAATCTAGTTATACTGGTCCATTAAAAGCAGAGAATTCTGAAGAAATTTGGCAAGAATGGGTTAAATGGCTTAGTGCTTTGAGAAATTTCAAGCAGGAAATTATCAAGTATTTGGGTAGTGAAGAAGCATATGAAACATGGGTTAGAGCAAATTTTCCTTCTAATGACCCAGTAAACGAAGAACCACCATCATTCGATATTGACTTTTCACCCGTTGAATCATCTGATTTTGGTGATACTTCTGATGACGAAGAGTTTGATATTGAATTCTTGACATGGTGGTTATCTCCTATTGCACCATTAGCAAGTGCTACATTAACAGAGACAGGATCAGCACCCCGTACTCAGGGTTCTAGCAGAAACTGGGGTTGCGTATTTGATACACAACCATCAACATTTAGAATTGATAATTATCTTTCTACTGCATCTGGTGCGGAAACATTAACACACCGTCATTTGCTAACTGAAAATCCTGTTACTAATATCCAAGCAGATTTTACTGGTGGTAATTTAAATGATGAAGGACAGAATAGTGCCGGATTTGGTTCTGGATTGGGTGGTGGAGTTGCTGGATCTGTATTAACATTCAAGATGAGGTGGAGTGGAACATATGTAGACAGCAATGGTAATAAAGATACAGATGGATCTGATGGCGGTGGTGGAAATGGTACGTATTTCCCTGCAGCTGCAGGTG